ATGGTGTGTGTTCGTGTCGATAGTAAAATATTAACGGACAAGCTATTACAGTATGGCATAGATAATAATAAAACGAGAACACTATCTGGAAATTTGTTTACTCTAATACCTGAAAACATGCATCAACATTTTATTAGAGGATACGTTGACGGTGACGGGAGTATTTTTTTTGATAAAAGTAGTAACACACCAAAATTTTCTGTCGCAAGTACAAAAAATTTTCTTATATCATTACAAAGTATATTAATTTATTTTTGTGGTATAAACAAAACTAAAATAGTAGGAAAAGATGGGGGTGGTTGCTATGAGTTTGTTATTGCAGGACCTTATCATATTGCTCCGGTCAGGGATTGGTTATACTCAAACGCAACTGTTTTTTTAGAAAGAAAACGAAATGTATTCTTTTCAATTAAACCTAGAAAACTAAAAACCTCCAAATTTATGGGGGTTTATAAATCTAAAGCCTGTAAAAGTTGGATAGCACAGATAAAACCACATAAAAAATCTATTTATTTAGGTAGTTTTGAAACGGAAACTGATGCAGCACTAGCTTACGATGCAGCAGCAAAGAAATACATGTTTCCCCGATATAAACTAAATTTCGTATAGTGGTACTAAGATTATAATTATCTGAATAAGTAAATTATGGATTTTATAAGAAACCATGTCACCCTGCCAACAGAGACGGATGTTAACTTCTACGTTGACGCTATTTTAGTTGATCCAGAGGCCGTTGTATTCACTGTGTTTGATTTGGTGTCATCTCCTCCAGATGAATTACCTGTAGGCGTACCAAACCAAACCGCTGAACGGATATCGACAGGGCACTATTACGCAAGATTCGAGGTTCCTGAGAAAGCTGTCTATGGAGCTTATAAAGTTGTTTTTAGCTATGCAATAAGGGATAACTTGAGCAATATACAGACATATGCTTTAGAGCTACCATTTAATATTGTATCAGAAGTTCAACAACCTTTTCAAGATGAAGAATTAGTACTGATAGACACCTTAAGAAAAGTGTTGCGGGACAATAACCCAGACGCCTATTATAGATTCGCCCCACCACTAAAAACAGGAGAAATAAAAGGATTTACAAGGAGGACAGGTTATATTTGGGATAGCTCCGAGTTGGCTACATTTTTATCCCTTGCAGTAGACTTTTTACACGGCATGTCTTTTGGTTCTAAGGTAGGTAAATATCCAAGTTTTGCGGGGATGTTTAGACCATCTGTAATTATGGTGGCTGCTTTTTTTGCTACATATGCTGAAGCCGTTCGCTGGACATCAGAACAGTTCCAGTATGATATAGACGGGGTGTCACTCTCTATCGACCGTGCATCTTTATTTAAAGACCTTGCTAGTGGATTTCACGAGATGGCTTTAGCCAATACCGAAATATTGAGTAAGAGCATTCGTTTTACAAAAGGCGTAAAGATGACAACTAGCGTATCTCGTGGCGCAATATTAGGCCCTAGTATCGCTCACAGCCCGCTCATAAATTTTATTAGCGCACGATATAGCGTTTAAGGAGTATATATGAACACGAAAGATAGCTTAGTTACCGAGTTAAAATCATTACTAAATAGTATTGACGAATTGTCTCAGATAAATTTCTCTGACGAAGAGTTAGAGACTACCCTTCATATAGCCGCAGCCGACATTGAGTTTTTTGCTAAAGAGTATGCTGTTCCTTCATATCATTTATACTCCGGGTTGTTTAAAGACTCTTTGGTATTCATAGCCGGTTTTTATGTGGCATATAGATATTCGATAGAAGAGCTAGAGAAAACTAAAGGTTCTGAGGAATATCTAGATAATTTGCTAGCATCTGAAGAAGCTTTAAAGACTATAGTAGAGATTACATTAGGATCTTGTTTGAGTGATCTTGGTATAGAGATAGATAGTGACCATAAAGATGGCAGTTTTTATTATAGTGATGGCGGGGTAGTTTTGTATTTAGAGGACGGTGTCTCCATAAAAGACGCTTTTGTAGCCTATACAGAGTCTGCTGATGTTGAGGAAGATATTATAGAACCACGAAAAGACTACACAGTTTTTGAGTCAAATCCAAACTGGTAATTATTATGCCTTTAACAGAAGAACAGAAACACTATTTTGATGTAATAGATACTGAAGAAAAGGCTTATGTTTTGGGGTTTATCTGTGGAGACGGTCATATAAATATAAAGGATGGTCGGATAGTAGTGTCATTAAGTACAGATGATAGAGAACACTTGGGAAAGTTGGCTAAAATTTTTAATTTAGATATTAAAGATTCTGTTGGTGTTGATAAAAGAACAGGAAAACCTGTGAAAACGTCTAGAATTGTTCTTCACAGCAGAGATATGTGTAATTCTCTAGTTAAAAAGGGATTAACAAATAGGAAAACAGAGGATTTAAATGAGACTATTTTTGAACATATACCAAAAAATATTTGGAACCACTTCCTAAGAGGTCTCATAGACGCTGACGGGAGTATATTCTTCAGTGAAAAGTTCCCTGTTTTTAATTTATGTTCTACAAAAAGAATGCTGATAAAAGTTAAGAGCATTCTTATTGAGGATTGTGGGGTTTCTCCAATAGCTGGGCTAGAAAAGAAACCTGGCCACTATTCGTATAGACTAAGTGGCACAAAGCAGTTAACTTTTGTTAGAGATTATTTATATAAGGACGCTGCTATTTATATGGACAGAAAAATGACTAAGTTTTTTTCTTTTAAAACTAGGGAAAAAACATCAAGATATTTAGGGGTATCTTGGGACAGCCGAATAAATAAATGGTCTGCAAATTTCTACCACAACAAAAAACAGAGTCGTTTAGGATATTTCGATAACGAGGAGGATGCGGCCAAAGCACATGATATAGTGGCAAGAGACCATAATTATCCTATATATAAGTTAAATTTTAAATAGTTTATGGAAAAAACTTTATTCAATATAGTTAAAAAACATATTATAAGTATGTTTGGATATGATGAGCCTATTGATGACTCCCGTTCTGACGACCCGTTTTCTATGTATAGAGTTGCGCCAGATCCAGGAGATGTTTTAGTACACCCTTCGGGAGGCGATGGTGATCCACATCCGACACATGATAATTTTATGTGGCAAGTAGTAGACCGCGATAAATATCCCGCTGAAACCGGTGGGCAGGGAGAGCTTGATACAGTTGATGGCTGGATAGACACAGGATTCGGATATTATATAATAGAACCGGCATTTGAGCAAGGGTCTCACGATTTACCTAAAGAAAATCTTCAGTATTTTCAAGACTATATCCAAAACGAACGTGCTGGATAGATGATTAATGATATAGTAGCTATAATATGGAGAACTGTATTTTCCAACGGTTTATCAGTTCCAAATAGTTCTGGAGATTTAGTTCCTTCTGACCAAGAGTACCCACTAGTATCGGGTTCTGTAGATGGTCTTACAGTTCGTAATGATGTGCCGAATACCTCATCTATTGGATCTTCGTTTTCTGATCCAGAGGTTTTGCCAGGAATCCGCATTGTTTCATTAGACGGTTGGGATACAAATTTACGAAGCTATTTCTACGCAGCAGATGATTTTGATAGGGTTAATGACCTTGCTCAGCAGATACAACACTCTGGCGAGATAAATCCTCTAATAGTAGGTCTTGATGATGGTGGTGATCCTTACATTGTTGAGGGGTTGCATAGATTAGGAGCGTTAATAATGTTAAAAAAACGCGCATTTCCTGCAATGGTCGTTAAAGAATCTAGCGATATTTACGGATAACATAATAGTGTGCGTCACTTTGTAAATTTTCTCTATAAAACGACATAGAGACTAAAGGTTATAGATGCCAATTTCAATAGACATTAATGGGGTTACGAGTAGACATGAATCAGCACCCATAGGTGTACTTGTAACTATGGATGCTCTTGGGATAGTAGACTCCACAGCACTTATTGAAAATGAGACAATTCCTGGTGGATTTGCTGTTGTAAATTTGGCAAGAACCCAAATACGAAACAGCCCACTAAGTACAGTTGTTATCACAAAAAACGCTATTCCTCTAGTATATGGTGTTGATTTCACTGTAACTAATGCTGTTACAAGCGAGATAACGTTTACCCCCGCGCCTCTAGTAACGGACTCGGTTCTTGTTACATACCTAACAGACCCGTTATCGTATAGCTGGTCATTATTAGATAAGCCCACTGCTTCGGCAATGCCCTCATTCAGTTTTTTTGCTGCAACTGGGGTCACATTTACTCCAGATGTAGAGGGGTCTTACCTAGTACAACTAACTATTGACGATGGTTTAGATAGCGAAGAGGCGAATACAGCAATAGCTTCGGTAGACACCCTTAAAAAAGGGTTGTCGGTGTTGGCTGCTGGTGAAGAGACCGAGTTTCATATTGATAAGGGATGGCAAAATAAGCTTGAAGGTTTGACTCTAAAATATACGACAGGAGCATCTTTTAAACACCTTACTATTGGTGATGGTGTTGGTGCCGACTATGATTCTACAAGCGGAACGGCTTTTGCAGATTTGACAGCAGATTTGGCGGCAGATAAGTTTGGTGTAGGCGTTCCTAATAGTGCCACAGGTAATTTTTACTATGTAGAATTGTTGAGTGAATTGGATGAGCAGATAACTATCCCAGATGGCGTTATATTAGACGGAAATTTTAATAAGATAAATGGTTCTACAGGGGTTACCGTAACATTGGCTGGTGAGGCATCATTATTAAATGCTATTGTAACTAATTCCGGTGCTTTTAATGGTATAGTTGGTACAGCGACAGGAACTCAACTACCAAGGGTTTGTAATGTTTTCGTAGACGCACCTGGATTTGATTTAAGTTTTTTTGGTCCTGTATATATATCTCACGTAAAAGGATACCCAGTTGCTAACGTCAATATAGGATTGTCGCTCTCTACTGCACTTGGAGAAATGGCTGTTGTCGAAAACTGCACATTTTCTACGGTTAGTCTAAACGGGTTTTCCGCCTATTTTAATAACGTGGTTGCAACAAGCTCTTTTCAAATAGACAATACAACGGCACCAAATTCTGTAGATGTAGACATACACCAATGTAGTGTTGACGGAAATTTCACTATCTTAGCAACAATAGTAAGCGGTCAGGTAGATTTGTTTGACCTAACTCTTTCTGGAGTAATATCAAACCTCTCTGGGGCCACCTTAAATAACTACACCACAATTATTCCAACAATAACGTTAAACAGGGAGACACTAACTCCAGGCGCAACATTAGCAAACACAGATATTGCAATCACGGTTCCTTATATAAACCTAAGCCCAGCATTTTCACCAGATTTCCTAAATCTAATGGTTTATGTAGATGGTTTGTTAATGGCTCCTTCTGATGACCCTGCAAACGTTACTGAGGACGTTATACCTGGTTCGGTAGCAGGAACAATCCAGTTTAATTTTAATATCAATCTTGCAACAGTTTTACAAATTGTACGGGTAACATAATTAATATCTAAATCTCTAAATTAGGTACAATTATGGCTTTAAACATCCCTAGCATACAAGTCCAGAACCCTAATGTGGTTGTGGCAAACAATCTAATACTACTCACGGTTGATACACATATACCGGGTGTGAGGATAGTTCTTATTGATGGTGACTCTAATGGAATGGTTGATGCTATAAGGTTTGAGGTATCAGATCCAACAGATGTTGTATATTATAGTTTAAATTTTCCGACAGGACCGTTTTTACTGTGGGATGGTATATCCGATATCTCTATTACTAACTCAGATTTTTTTGTGTATTTCTATGGGGAGTCTCTAATAGGCAATCAGAGCGACATTAAGAACCATGTTCTTAATTTTATAGCTTTGGATGCTTGGGGAGAGAGATTGAGATCAGGCAGCAAGTTAAGAATATTTAAATATGATTTCATTAACCAAGTAAATACAATTGAATATGTGTATGATGTGTTTGACTTACAGTCTCTGTACAAAACAGTTTTTGAAGTATTTCAGGCCATCCCGGTAGATGACACATATTTTTATGAGGTAGAGGCTCCTACATCTGCTCCAAGTATGGGAATATTGAGAGAAAAAAGTATGCCAAGAAATCTCTACGTTGATTTTTCCCCAATTTTTGTTGTAACTCCATGACATTAAGATCGAAGACAACAGTAACAGGCTTACCTTTGGTTGATTTGTTTTCTGGGCAAAACCCTTCTATAACCCCGGATACTGATGTTGATACTCCCCTACCATCAAACTCAGATACTACGCCTACGTTCCATTTTTCTGGAACACCTGGTGTTAGTCCAATAAATTATCTACAATATCGTTTGAACAACGGCGAGTGGGTTACCTCAACATCTCCAGTAACTTTATCAACTCTCCAAGACGGTAAATACTATTTTCAGGCTAGGGCAGTAGATACCGCTGGGATTGCTGATGAGACGCTAGCAACATACGAGTGGGTCTTGACAAGTAGGTTAGTCGCATCAATAGACTCACCACCGACAGGGAATTTAGATATATCAGACTCCCCACAGTTTCCAACAGAAATTGTTTTAAGTTATACAGATCCAGGAAACCAAAATGATTTTGATCACTTTGAGTTTAGTTTTTCTACAACAACTCCGAGAGTTTGGGTTGCTGTGCCGGATGGCGTTAGTATATTCTCTATAAGTGGTATTCCTGTTGGAACAACTTCTTTTTTTGTTAGGGCTGTTGATATAAACGGAAACGTTTCAGATGTAGACGCCAGCGTGGTGTGGACTGTTAATATTGTACCTCCTCCAGAAATATGGCTAGGGAGCACAACATCATTTGAACACACGTTTCAAAACGAGTTTTTTAGTACTGCACATTTAAACGCTGTTGGGATGCCTGGCAGCACCATTAGAACAATAACAGATTTAAGTGGTCTCGGTTTTACTCTTGTGTCTGGTTCTAATATAGTTTTTAATGGCCCAACAGATTTTGTGAGGTATAATACAGGAGAGTCTACATTTGCGGTTGTTAACACATCAACACCAGCAGTAAGTGTTGAATCTAGGAAGTGGGCGTTTACCAATTCCACGCAGACAGTAAAAAGCGGTGTAATAGCCAGATATGTTGATGCGAATAACTACATTTTTGGTGGATATGATAGCGGTACTTTGAAAATATCTGCGTATATTATAGGTATTGAGAATATATTAGAAAGCGTTGTGTTTACTCCACCCAATAATACCTTTTATGGAATGGGATTATATGACAACGGATATTTTTTAGAGTTACATTTTTACCACCACCCACAATTTACGGGGTCTGGAGCAGTTCTGACTGTTATATCAACAAACACAACGTTTCAAAATACAGCTACTAAATCCGGAACACATTTTGTAGCTGGTACGTCGCCAACAGCTTTTCCAGATATATTTGCTTGGGGTATAACATCTCTAGTTCCAAGTTTAGGGACTACGCACCCACTAAGAGATGTTTTTAATTTTAGAGTGAGAATATAGTATGGCAATAGAACAGATTTTAAATAGCTCACACCCTGATTTTAATCCGAAAGATACTAAAACAAAACAATATACACGTATTAAAAACTTTGCTCTGGTTGATAGTGTTAGTGCTACTTTTGATGGTAAGTTATCTGGGGCAAGGCAGCAGATATACACATCGTTTTATTATGGTAGAGGTATTGAACTTTTTAATAGGCAGAACGGAAGCAATGAGTATAGATTACGTTTAAATAAACCCGTTTCCTCAGACCCACTGACTTTTCCTACCACCTTTGTAGTAGAGTTTGAACTATTAAAGAACGGGTCCACATACTCTGGGTATCCTTTGTCTGTCGATGTTGGACAACATAATTGGGTTGGAGTAAGGTTTACAACTAGAGACACTATCGTTCAAAATAAAGTTTTGATTGTAATAGAATACTGCACAGACAAAAATCTACGTTGGGTACAGCTTGCTTCGATTGAAGACAGTGACTCATTTCTATGGTACTCTATTGGGGACTACGGCTGGGCATTAACCGCAGATACATCAGATCCGTTACAATATCCAAAAGATGTCTCTATTGACGGATGGGTAATTCAAAGATACTCATCAACTAATAACGACATACCTGTGTATTACGCAACATATACGCACCAACAGGTATTGTCTAGTACTGTTTGGGATATAAAACATAGCTTGGGGTCTTATCCAAGTGTAAGAACGTTTGATACAACCGATCAAGAGATTTATGGTGACGTTGTTTATGTAGATGCGAACAACATTGAAATAACGTTCAGTGCATCGTATGCTGGAGCCGCACAACTATCTTCAGGCGATTCTATATTTATTCCAGGAACAGGTTTTGTTACTCCATATGACGAGAGTTCTCTATCTTTACCATTAACTGACGGGTTTGAGGACGTTCAATGGGCTGAGCTAGATACAACCTTACCAACAGTGTCTTTCACAGCAACCCCGCCACCTGTTGTCCCATACGGAAGCCCAGTAACGTTTTCGTATATAGGAGCAGATAATTTAGGTACTATTGTTGGTTATGAGTATCGGCTAAACAATGCAAACTTTGTATTTACTACACAAACGACACTTAATATCCCAGCCGAACATTTAATATTTGGAACTAATAATTTTTCTGTTAGATCCATAGACGACAGCGATAATGCTTCTGTATTATTGACATACACCTGGCTCTATCCAGACGTAACACCGCCAAACACCATATTACTAACGACACCGCCGCTAGTTACGTTTATGAACTCGGCAACGTTTACATTCACAGGCACAGATGATTTAGGAGTAAGTCATTTTGAGTATCAGATAGATGGTGGTGGTTGGATAGCTCTTGGTCCAGCCATAACAAGTGTTACTTTATTTGGGTTAACCACGACTTCGCACACTTTTGATGTAAGGGCTGTAGATTTCTCAGCAAACGTAGACCCATCTCCAGCAACCTATACGTGGACAGTTTTTAATTTTTCTTCTGTCCCGGATTTACAACATTGGTTAGATTTTACAGATTCTTCTACAATGAACTCAGGGTATAGTTCATATATACACGAGCAGCTTTCTGCAGCAACACTCTGGACAATCAATCACAACTTAGCCAATTTCCCAAGTATTTCTACTGTAGATCTTTTAGGAAATCGTGTATATGGTACTGTTACCTATGTGAATAATAACACGGCTACCCTTAATTTTGCCTTCGCGCAAGATGGTTATGCTTATATTAACAAATCTGTGTATACACATAGTCAAGTGGTAGCTGCCATAACTTGGACAGTAAATCACAATCTAGGAGATTTCCCAAGTATTACTACAGTAGATACATCAGGAAACGAAATTTTTGGTACTGTGTCACATATAAGTAATAACAGTGCTCAAATTACATTTGCGGTTGCGGAGGATGGATTTGCTTATTTAGCACAAGCCGACACGTCTACAACTCCTTTCGCAGCGACTGCCTTGGTTAATATTGCACATAACCGAGAGGAGTACCCAAGCGTTACAGTTGTCGATGCCGTTGGGGATGAAATATTTGGAACCGTGGTTTATGTAGATGAAAACAATATTAGTATATCCTTTGCTGGACCACAGACCGGAAATGTGTATCTAAACTCTTCTGTACACGACGACTTAATAGAGATACTAGAGATAACAGAAAAATCTGTGAACGCACGTACATTTACAACAGCGGGAATTGCAGAAACTGGTCCTGTTTTTAGAGATAATTTGGTTCCATCTTTGCCAATAGTGGTAGCCGGGGCTAATTTTAGTGAGACAACAGATCTTTTACAAGACACCCTAGCTAACGCGGCTGTGTCTGGTAATGAATTAACTATAGCAGCCATCATTGCTAGAGATGGTAACGACTCTGGGTCTATTTTACATCTAACAGGTGCTACAGATGATTTATCTTTTGGGAGAGCGTCCGATGGGAGTTTTAGTGAGATATTTGTAAACACTGGCCCAGGCAATACAATAACAGCCATTCCAGAAGCTCCTTACGCATATAACGAAAACGTTTCTTTTGTAATAGTGAGAATCGATCCAACTGGATTTTCACAGTCGTTTATAAACGGAAAGTTTATAGGACAACAAGAAGTGTACCCAGGATGGACTTTAGGAGCCTCATCGAGTCCAATTCGATTAGGGTTTTCTGGAACGTCTGCCAAGGTTTATCACACTGTAATTTATGATAGGTATTTGACAGATTTAGAGGTATCAGATTTATTTTCAGCGTATAGCCAAATGTATAACAGCTTAAGCGACTTAATGGTCTCTGAATTTACCGGTGCCGGAGCAATAGGAAACGCAGATACTGGCCAAACTTGGACAACAAGCACCGGCACATTTACAAGAGATGGTGCTGGGTTGTTGGAAGTAACAACTGCGCCAGCATTTGCGACAATAGAGACACCTATAATCTCTAACTATGTTGTAGCCATAAACGGGCTAACACTGTTAAATAATGACAATGATAACTATCTTGTTTTTAGGTCTTTAACGGGGTCTCTAGATACTGATTACTATAGAGTCAAAGTAGAGAATACATTTGCTGCACCAGGAACAAACAACATTGTATTAGAGCGTGTTGTTGCTAGCATACCAGCACCTATAGATAGTATTACTGTTCCTTGGGTAGAAGATTTAGGTCCAGATGCGGTTATTAATATAGCTATAGGTGTTCAAGGTAATACTGTTTCTTATGGGGCGTGTTTGGACGTAACACCAACATTTAGAGCGGATAACGCAACGGCTTGGACAGGAACATCAGGAACAGGAGTGTTTCGATATGCGACTATTCCAGCCCTTGTATTTGGAGAAAATAACTTTGGCATGAGTTTTGGTACAACAGGTATTAAAATGGATAGTGTAAGAGTTTTACAAAAGGTTTAATATGGCAGTAGTAAAAGTACTAAATACAAGAGGTAGGTTAGCTTCTACAGAGATACTTAAGGTTTATCTCTATGCTCATACAGCGTTTTTACCTGAGACTGGACTCTCTATTACGGCAGATGTTTACAATGCGACAACTTTGCTGGGGTCTGTAACATTTGAAGAAGATTTTTTTGTACCTGGTGTTTACCTATCAGATGTCGAGGATCAGTTAGGCACGTTGGCGGCGGGAGAGTATACAGTAGTTATAATTGAATCTGGAAACGAGGTCGGCGTAGTTGATTTTATTAAGGGCGCTGACCTAAGCATGGCTGAAGGTGGTTCAGTTGATAATAAGCGCATAGAATCAAATTTTTCTGCTATAACTGTGGGATATAGAAAAGTTGTTCCAGGAAGTTTAGACCACATAAACGTAAAAACCAAACAAGCCACAGACGATGATTTTAGCAACCCACTTACAGACGGAAATGTATATTTCTCATATAAAAACCCGACCCCACGCTCTGATTATGTTCTATCGTCCCCTATTATTGTAGACCCAGCCAGTGTAGTACCTGTTTACGTAGATCCTTTTGAGGCCCTGCAGTGGATGAATGCGGCATACCATGAGCCTTATGAGGATAGTACGTGGTTTGAAAGTGCTTTTGAAGAAACGTTTGAAAATAACAATTGGTTGTAATTGGCTAGCAATGGAATAAGAGGATTTTTATAGTGACTATTATCGGCAACAGAAACGACTGGACATTTGTATCATCGGCTGGGTATAACAATTTTAATATCGAGTCAGATGATTTAGATATAAGGCCAGGGAGCACCGGCACGAGATCTTGTTTAGTCCCAGTAGCTACTTTATCTGCCAATGAATATGCCCAAGCAGTATTAACCGGTCAGCCAACTGTGGTTGTTTCGGGTGCAACTATGCTACTCTGGTTTAGACCAGAAGAACTAACAAGCTTAGACCATGAGAGTTTAATAGGTATTAGAGTCAACCCAACCCTTACATCTGGGTATCGTATCGGGTATAAGCACTTAGTTTCCCAAAATCACATTACTTTTGGTCTAGAGACTATATTTGACGGCACAGTTCGTTATCGTGCTGCTATACCTACATCCAATCTTCTGGACTGGAGAAATGTGAGAATATCAACATCTGATGTAAATAGTAATCCATCTGTGTTGGTAGAGGTTCTTGATGGCGGTATATGGAGAAAAAGAGGTTATTTTGTAGACCGTTCTGGAAACATCTTGGTTGGCGCTACTGGAAGCTACTCATTTGGTGTTAGAGAGGGTTCTTCACCAGGAACGTCTGGAACACGTTTTGATGACTTAGAAGTTTATTTGTTCCCATTAAATGTTACCACACCATTACCGTACACAAACAGTTTTGAGAGTGGGTCTTGGGGCAACGACTATTTACAAGTATCAAATCCGTCTGTAATTGTACCCTCTATTCAAGTTGATGCTAGAGACGGTTCCAGTGGGTTGGCATCATTAAAACTAAATAACACAGATGTCGCAACACAATCGGGGTCTCTATATCTTGGAATATCTGATGGTGTTGATTATGAAACAGAATTCTGGATTAGGTTTGAGAATACAGATGAGGCGGTCGATGTACATCTAAGATCCATAGAAGACATTGCTTCTGGGGATAAATCCAGTCTCATCCTACGACTACTACCAGCGACAGATCAAATAAAAGTTATCCGTAGAGAGTTTACCGGAGATACTGAGCTATCTACATTTACTATTTTAACAACTACACCTTTTAATCCGTGTGGCCCTACTATAGATCCTTTTGGCGACCCAAATACTTGGTATGGTTTTAGATTCAAGGCTGAAGATAATATTGCGGACGTTGATTATACTGTAGATATAAATATAAAAAATAACGGCTGGAACAACGTTTTTACTGCAACAGATACAGCCTCACCGTTAGTTGGGCAAGAGGGCGGCATGAAGATAGACTATTCTATTGATGCGACAAGCTCTATCTATATAGACGATTTCTCATTTAAGACGGTATAATTATGGCGCTAAAACTACTAAATCCAAAAACTTTGATCTCGTCTTTAGAGGCAATCAAACTTCGGGTGTATGCTCATGATGGAACATTCAACCCATCCACAGGATTAACAACTGTTGGTTATAGAGTTTATGACTCAGACGGTTTGGTTACGTATGGACTATTTACAGAGATAGTTGCAATACCTGGAGTTTATGAAGCTGATGTAGAATTGCCATTAACAGACCCGTTACCTGCAGGCCAGTATTATGTTTTGATACATGAATCCGGAACACCTAATGTCATATCCCTAGAGAGTGTTATTAGTCAATTTGGTGGTCTAGACTCTGAGGTATTTACAAACTTCAAACCAATTATAAAAATAACTGGAGCCATAGCAACTGTTCCAGCCGATGTTACTATAGTTGTCGTCGTAGGTACAACAGGAATTGGACCCGGTGCTCCTGTAGCTGCGACTGTTGATGGAAACCTTGCCAAAATAACTTTTGATGATATGTCTCTATTAATTACAGAGTCAGAAGACTTCTCAACATCTTTAGACGGAGATCCTACAGGATTTCTAGATGACGAAGTTGCAGTAACTTTCCCACAAATGATAAAACCTGATGGGTCTGCAGTAGCCAATACAGATACAGATATAACAGCTACGTTCGGTCTAGGTTCAGGATCTTTTGTAGTTGTTGACCAATTAGATAACGCCGTCATAACAGCAACGGGAGTTACATTTGCGTTAGGGGACGTAGTTATCCAAGATTCGTATACGTTTGTTTACGCAGCAGGAACCACAGAAACGATACCGCTAACATCGGCGTCATTTTTAACCAACGGCTCTGGTGCGTTAGCCACGATAGGTGCAGATGTTCTTGTTATAAACAACACAGACTCTTTGTCAACTATAGCCGACACAGTTAACGGCACAACTAGAGTAGTAGACTTTACGACAGCTATAACCGCAGCAACCATAGACCCAGGAGATTCAGTAACTCTACAGTTTTACAGATTACCTGATACAGCTATTGGAGATACTCTAACAATAGACTACAGTAGACTTCCAAATTTAGCACATGGTGACGATCTTCAAGTAACCTATAGAATACCGTCTACCATAGATATGGTTTCTTTTGAAAAAGGGGCTGATCTTGCGGCTGCTGAAATATTGCTCGAACAGAACCAAAGACGTGAGTTTAATATTGCTACACAACATAATTTAGACCGTAACGTTGCTGCTGGAAATGCTGAATCGTTTACTATTAAAACAAAGAACTCTAGCGACACCAATTTTGACAATCCCGTAACAGAAAAAACTATATTGTTGACTTATAAAGAGTTGTCTCTAGAGTCTGATATAGTTTTGGCAGAGCCTGAAGAGTGACCAACCTAACTAAATCAGCTTGGACTATTTTAGGAACGGATTTGGGTTATAGAAGAGTAATAGAATCTGCTGTACCTACAGACTACGATCACAACTCTTTTTATTCAAACAAAGTTCCAGCAAACTTTGCTGCGTCTACAGACTATACAGCTTTTGAAACCGTACCAGTATTTCAAGAGTTAGTTACAGGTAACAACGGGCAACAGTCTGCAACAGTATTTGGAAAATTCAATTTTGGGGTTGGTGTAAAAGGATCTTTTTTTGGGGCAGGTGTTCGCAGCGCCAGCAGCGGAGGTTTGCTAACTGCTGGTTATTACGGAGCAGTTAGGTCTAGCGAATCTGGACTTGGTAACAGGTCAATATATTTATATCGTGTTGGTACTGTTGTGGCGTTACAGTTTACAACACCATTTCCAGCAGCTTTTATAACAGCAGATACTGCTTGGGGTATTAGAATTTATGCCCGTGATATAGCTCCAAATGTTCGTTTAGATGTGCATTATTCTGTAGATGGAGATACTTGGATACCAGCTATAACAAACTACTTAGATACTACAGGAACACTATTCGGTGTAAAAGGCAATTGGTTTACTATTGCAAGACGAGATGCCGCCCACGTCCCAGCCGCTGGGGACCACGTTTTTCTAGATAACGTTACTTTAGATACCAACGAATATCCTTAACAGAATAGTATATAGCTAAAATTAGAAAATGACTAAAAAGGTTGTTTTCTGTGCCAGTCGTCTCTAGTGAAATAAATTATACAATTTTTGGTAGTAATGCCTCTGTAGCTTCTACTCAAGGCTATTGGGAAGCTATCAAAAATAACTATGCAATAACTACACATGGATTAGGTGGAGCGGGTTGGTCTGGGTTTTCTCTTGATGAAACTCACTATGTTGCCCCAGAGGTATTACCAGCACCAACAAACATTATGGTGTCAACGCCTCTACTAACAAATCGAGCATATGACATCCGTTGGGATAGGTCGGCTAATCTCTATATTCTCGGTTATGGGGTTTATAGAGCTTTTAGAGAAGTTGGTGAGTATGTACGCCTAACTCCGACGACTATACAAACAAATCAATACAGAGACCAAAATAAAGATGTTTTTGTAGACTCTGAGCAGATACTACTTGGTGAGAAAGGGCGTGGTACGTGGAGGCTAGAGAACAACACAGAATTCTATATTCGTCCTAAATTTTGCCCAATTGTTGAGGCCACAGGTTTTGGACAACCAACTAGGAACCCCGCAGACATAGCTCTTACTATTGACGGTAAAGTTCATATACCAAAGTTTGTTAATGGAGAAACTGGGGAGATTATTCTTAACGACAGATTGTTCTATGATGCGGTTAAGAATCAGTTTGTAGACGCCCCATTACCAGAGGTTAATTCAGATGTTCGTATATCTTACTGGTATAGGGCCAATTTTCTTGACACAGACCATTTAAGACATTTCCCACCATATTATAAAGTCACTGCCATTGCATATGATTTAGAGAACAATCGTTTAATTGAAACTAACCCGGCAATGTTGAAAGGAACTACGTTAAACATCGAACAGATTGATTGGATCTGGACCGAAGCAATTAGACGTAATGCTTGGATAGCTGAGATGGCTGGAGAGCAAGTGATGGCATTCCAGCAAAAACGGTCTGGTATTGTCTGTGGTTGTGTATATAGATCAGAAGGAACATTTTACCCGGACAAAAGCTGCCAAGATTGTTTTGGCGTAGGTTTTATCGGCGGGTATGATGGTCCCTATCCGTTAACGATTGTTATACCTTTCTCTGAAAAAAGATTTGAGCTACAGGAGCGTGGGCATAGGCGTTTAGACACGTTTGAAGGCATGTGGGCACCACCCCAGCCCATGATGGACCAGTATGACGTGATCTTAAGACAAAATGGCGAGATGTATATGGTTGGTCCTGTGAAGAGACCTAATCACAGAGGCTTTATGGCATTACAACAGAGATTCTCTATGGAGTTCTTAAATTACCACAATGTTCAGTATAGGTTGTTATTAAACTTTGACGATAAGAACAGAACGCTTCAACCTGAGAGTGGACAGATACACCCAATCGGAGCCAACGCAAATACAATACATTTATTAGCAGAAAAATCCCCTGTACCTACTATTCATTACAAAGGGAATACGTTTAGATTTCCAACAATAATGTATTAATCTCTATGAATAAGATAGTTAGATCAATAGTCGATAAAATACTAACTAGAGACTCTATTGCAAGAGTAGTCTCTAGACATCTAGAGTCTGCGTCTCAGCAGAAGATAGATCACTTAATGAAAAAATATAAATTAAATCAGAATGTTATGGATGTTATTCTAGATACAGACCCAACACCTAATGGAGAGTACTTAGAATGGATTATAGGTCGATGGCTTAATGATAAGCTAAGGCTTCCCGAAGATTCTGCTATTTTGAAACCAAATCTAAAGATGTTTCATGGACTTAAAAACCGTAGGGTGTTCCAGGACTCCAATGACATAAGATCGTACAAAAGTCCTGGAGATCTTTACAAAACACTTGAGAAATATAAGGATAAATCTGACGAGACCTCCGACGTTACAAAACGATTGGAAAAAGCTGGTGATGGGTATAGTGTTGTTACAAAAGGTCCCGACTATGTTTGGTATAAGATAACCAAACCAGAAGCTGCTTGTGCTTTAGGTTCTGGTACATCTTGGTGTACTGTACAGCCCGGATACGCCTCACACTATTTAAAAGAAGGTCCTCTCTACATGCTTTACAAAGGTGGCAAGCCGGTTGCACAAGTTCATTTTGAATCAGGGCAGTTTATGGACATGCATGATAATGATCTTTATAAAACTATAGGCTATTACCCTGCGTTTGATATTCTACAATATGCAACAGAGCTTGATGATTTGTCTAGCGCAACGTTGGAGGCACTACCAGAAGCCTATAGGAATGCGCTACCGGCTGATAGTGCAGGGCTACTACACGCTGTAAAAAAATACCCTAGACTTGCCTATGAGTATGCAAAAGAAATTATTGGCGGGAGATGGCCCGAAGTCGAGGATATTATATCAACAGACCCATTCTACTCTATAGCGTATGCAAGCAACGTAATAGGTGGCCGTTTCCCAAAAGGCGAGTCTGCTATTTTAGAATCTTTGGATGGAAATTTTATGGGTAAGTATGCTCGTGATGTATTTGAGGGTGGTAACTGGAAAGAGGCTGAGCAGGTTTTATTAAAAGCTGGCGATGTTCAAGAGGCTATAGCTTACGTACAAAAATTAGGTCATGATTATCCAGCACCACTTCTTGAAGACCTTATAGCTGAAGACGGTGGTACAGCGCTTTGGTATTATAGTCACATCCTAAACAAAGACTTTGACAGCATAACGTCCCCAAAACTAAAAGAAGTTTTAGAGAAAAAAATATATAAGAGGGTTTTTCCGAAAAGTGTTTGAAATTGAACTAACAGGAATAGAACCGCTACTCAACTTAAAGAAAAACGTTCGTACAGAGTTTAAAGAAAAAAACGGTAAGATGGTTCGGGAAATGAAGGCTTATTTTAAGGATGAGTTGGCTAAGTTAGATAGAAGAACTACACACACCATTATTGTGTCCTCCTTAGCGGTAAAGCCAACGGCCAAAGGATTGTCCATTAGTGTGAAGTATGATAAACCGTCCGAGGAAGATGACTACGAAGAGCAAAAGAAGGAGTATGAGCGGCTTCTAAAAGAAAAGAAAGCTATCCAAGAGACCTTAAAGAACCTAGCTAATAAAATAGCAGAGCGACGTAGAAGGAACTCTAAAAGCAGAAAACAGCTTCAGAAACTAGAGGCAAGACATGATGCTTTGGCCAAGCAATTAGGTAGAACAAATTTTCATGTTCGTAATTATAAAGCTAAGATCAAATCTTATGGAGAGAGAATAGCCTCAGATTCATTTTCAACCCAGTCTTTAGAAGACAGGTACCTTAGTTTGCAGGATGGTATAGAGATTCTAGAGAAAGCAATTGTAGATAGTAAACCAGTCCCTGTCGAGGCTGCGTCTGGGGCCATAGTTATCGGACGGCTAAGTTTGGAGACTGTTTTAAAAAACCAGTCTATACCTGATTATGTTAGAAGCCAATACCTAGTTAAGTATATTGTAGACAAATTTTTTGAAGAGCATTATAAACAAGCTTTGTTCGAGGTGGTTATTGATGCTATGGGCGATTAAAACCAACTAAACTATGTAAATGAGTGGAAAAAAGTCTTTAAAATGGCAAGCAAGGTTGTTTTTTGGTAGGTTTTTAGTAAAAATGTCTAATATTTTCTTATATTTAGCAGGAAAAGCTATTGGTTATTCTTATATTAGAGACCTTGGTGTTGTTGTGAGGCATAACGAGACTGTTATCCTTACTAGAGAAGAAGCAGAGTCTTCAACCGACTTAGTTAAATCTGTAGAAAAAGGTGAGCTTGAGATTATAAAAGCAGTACCTAAAAACCAAGTTCCTATTAAAGATCTCGAAAATCTCTATGCTGGCAGTCCTTTAGAGATAGATAATAAAGTCATAACTGGGAAAAACCCATCTAGATTCCTTTCTCCCGCTAAGCCTAGATTGCCGTCAGCGCCGAAGGGTGGTCAGGATAATCGGCAGGTTGGTAGGTTACAGATGCCACCAGAACAACCTAAAATAACACAAAATCCAGGTGTTTCTGCTCCAACCCAGGCCGGACTAGGGGAAGACGATAAAAACAGACTAGATAGCCTACAAAAGGTTTTGGAGGGCCTTCCAGCAGCATTGGTTGAGTCTGTTGGAAAGATGGTAGCCGAAAGTGTGAAACAATCTATTCAGGATAATATTAGCGTTACGGTTAATAGCGTTGGCGGTGCCTCAAATACTTCAGTCAAAGACAATACCCCGATAGCTGTTATTTTAGATGATTTAGCCCCCGTTTCTGTAGAATCGAATATTAAGTCTACCTCAAACTCTACAGAAGAGTCTTCTGGAGGCGTTAAAGACAAGCTTAAGAAGTTGCGGGAAACCAAGGGTAATTAACTATACTATTTCATATGATTCAGCAAGTAAAGATATTAGAACAAATTCCTATATGGGATCTCAAAATGACTAAAGACTCTATTATCTCACTAATAGAAGATTACTGGCAAAGAGGGTTCCAGATAGAGAGATTAATTCTGAATGATGAAAATCTAACTAAATTTAAGTGTCTGATAAGAAAACTAACCGAGCATTGGTTAACCGTAGAGTCTTTAGATGATGGTTACACGTACCCATTTCAATTTATGGGGGTACTTGTAACCAGAAGCGAAGATCCTGATTTTCCAGTTCAGATCATATATTCGCAATGCCAATAGCAGCACATCATAAATCTAAAAAGACCGAGGAGTCTAATATGGCCGAAGATACAAAAACAGCTAAACAACCTAAGAAAGACGGTGCCAAATTTGTAGGCATTGACATAGGAACAAATTTTGTTGTTTCCGCAGTCGAGGAAAACGAAGCTAAAACGAAGTATTCTATTATTCGTTCCGCATTTCTTCAACTAGAGCGTATAACCAGAAACATTAAAGTACTGAAAAACCTAGAGCATGCTTATATCGATACTGGAGACAAACTGTTTTTAGTTGGTGATCCAGCCGTTGACTTGGCAAATATGTTTACAGAGGAGGTTAAGCGCCCTATGAAGAAAGGTGTTTTAGCACCCTCTGAAAAAGACGCTATTGAAGTAATGCGACTATTGATTAAAGAAGTTTTGAAAGATGTTGCTGGGCCTGGCTCCGTTGTAGCATACTCGTCTCCAGCAGACCCCGTGGACGGATCTTTTAATACTCTCTATCACAGAGACCTTATGCAAAACATTTTGTTAAAAGATGTTGGCGTTGCTAAAGCCATTCCAATGAACGAAGCTCATGCATTATCATATGCAGAGTTATCTGACGATGGTTATACAGGACTTTGTTTTTCTTTTGGCGCGGGCATGGTAAACGCCGTTCTTAGCTATGCAGGTATGGATGCTGTCAAGTTCTCTATATCTAAAGGCGGGGATTGGATTGACCAGAATGCTGCCATGTCTCGTGGAACTACAGCTTCACAAATGCAAGTAAAGAAAGAAGAGGGCGTTGATATTCTTAATCCAAAGACTCCAGATGAGCAAGCCATCGCCATCTATTACAGAGCCTTAATTACGGAAGCAGTAGACTCATTTAACAAGATGTTTAAAGACGCTGAGAAAACCATTCAAGTCAAGAAACCAATTCCAGTTGTTATTGCTGGTGGTACATCGTTGGCAGGTGGGTTTATAGATTTATTTAAACAAATCGTTAAAGAAAAAGGTTTTCCGCTTCCCATTAAAGAAATCCGCCCAGCGCGGGATGCTTTAAGGTCTGTTGCAGAAGGTCTTTTGATTGCGGCAATGGAATCTGAAGAATAAATTTTAAGGAGTAGTTGTATGACAAAAATAAACCAGCCAAAAAAGTCTGTTACTAATAACGACATTATTCAAGCCATCAACGGTATAAGATCAGCTTTGAATATTTTTCAGAGATATCTTGAGGATAAATCCTTTCCGGACCTACCAACGGATGGTGAAATACAAGAGTTATTTCCAGTACCAGCGCCTATACAAGAAACAACTGGGATGGAGATTGTAGCGAGTCGCCGCCCTCGTCGGTACGACTCCGAGTATGGGCTGGTTTATTTAAATGGTTTGTTATGTATGGACACAGAGGAAAAACAAGTAGAAATTGTTGATGATGACGCAGACTTGACCAGTATATCCGAAAATGATGTTTCTCAAGTTGGCAAAGAGGCCATACACCACATGCGTGTTAGAGAAGTGTCAGACGCTTTGTTTGAGCGCAGAGAGTTTCGTAACCTATTAATCGGATCAGTTCTGTCTAACTATGACCTTAGCGGTCTTTCTGATAAAGCAGATGAGAAAATGCATTCAGAGCTAGATGAGATAATTACTCGTGAAAGGTTGAAGAACGACGAAAACTCTTCGCCAAATAAAATAAAAGAGTGTCTACACACATTTATTACTGATAATATGAAACTACCTGTTTTAAGAAAACTGTCCACAACCAGAGAAGATGTTGGCGTACCTCTTGATACTCTAGTAGATCAACGTCTTTTTGGAGATCTGGAAGCCTATTCCGAGAATAGCGATGTTGATTTAAATACAGAAGCCGGTGAAAAATTGTTTTGGGGAACTCAAGTAGATATTAATAAAGGGGAGTAGTATATGTCAAAACCAATACCAGTACGTCGATTAGGGATACCTGTAACAGATATAAAAGAAGGTAAGGCCCAAGACCCAGAAAAGAGATACCATGATAGTCAATTATATAATTTTGTTGTTTATAGAGTAGGTACAGATGATGTAAAAACTCTAAAAATGCCTAGTTTGCGAGATACTATTGGTCGAAACGGTTTCGATGCTTATGAAACACTTTATCCAATAGTTAACTCAATTAACAAAGAGGCCGTTTTTTATATTTCGAGTACCACTTTAGAGAAAGCTAAAGAAATTGTTCAAGAACATACAAAAAAGACCTATCAAGATAGCATAGTGTCTCAATCATATTGGGCAGACACGGGTAAGGGTGGTTTTTTGTTATATAAGGATTACCTAATCTTAACACTTGAAAAGATACTACCTAATGATGATGTAAAGTATGCTTCTGTTATTGATAACGAGCTTATAAGACAAATAGAGATGGCGGAAGATCCAGATTCTTTTGACGAAAAACGTTTAATAATTCTTGGAGGAATTGATAGTGCTCTTGAAGTATTAAACTCTCTTGAGGCAACAAAAGATCAGGTAAAGGGTATTCAGTACTCTGTAAATAAGAATCTAAAAATATCTTTTGATGTACTATCAAGACTACCTACAGAAATCGTGTCGATTATGGACCGTGGGTTTGAGCTATCGGAAGACATTTATTGTGTAACGTTTTTAGACAACACAGTTCAAAAAAGTTTTGATTTAATAGTTAGTGGGGACAGTTTTAATTTGTTAGCAATAAAACCTCATAACTCATTATTTGTTATTAGTGAAAGCTCTCTAGCAGAACTACTTTTTAGACATGGTTCTTACGGACCCTTTTTAGGCATGCCTAGTGGATTAGCGGATATTATACATGGGTTTCTGTATAGAGACCCTGTTGCTACATTAGATGGCGGCATGTTTAACGTAACTTTTTCTAAACCGTCTTTATTTTACGAAGATTTTTCTATCTTGAGAGAGACTTTGGATGAAGCATCTAAAACTAGCGACATTAAACAGCCTAATATAGATATTAATTCGAAGGTCGTTTTCCCAGACGCACCTGATGTAAGATTGCTGGCGGGCAGGTATAGAGACTAAAATTTGCATTAGCATACACATTATGTTACAATAGTCTCTATGCTTGAAGTAATAAAATACCCGAATAAAGTTTTACGCGAGGTTTGTAAGGACGTAAACAACGTAGATCAAGATTTGATAGATCTTGTAAATCATATGTGTTTTACGTTAGATGCTATGGACGGCCTTGGCCTTGCTGCCCCTCAAGTCGGCAGAAGTTTAAATGTATTTATTATGATGCATAGTGGAAAAGACTTTCCCGTAGCTTGTGTTAATCCTAAGATAATAGCTTCTTCAGAGGACACTAAGCCATATAAAGAGGGGTGTTTGTCTATACCTGGGTTTCGTGCTATAATACATAGACCTGCAGAAATAATGTTTGAGTACACAGATTTACAAGGTAATCTAATAAAAAGTACTTTAACAGGAACCGATGCAGTGGTAGCACAACATGAGTACGACCATTTACAAGGTATACTGTTTGTTGACAAGTTGCCGAGGATTTTAAACCAGAATTTTATAGGAAAGTACGGGTACGACAAATGGAAAACAAAATCATCCCAAAGTTCTTAGGTGAGTATAGATTTCTCTCAAATTTTCATGTTTGCGATATTGAGTTCGATGGTAGGTTATACACATCGACTGAAGCCGCATATCAATCAGCTAAAACACTAAATCCGCTAACAAGAGACCTGTTTCGTGACATGACGCCATCACAGGCTCGTAAAGAAGGTCAGCAATTAGAGATCAGACCTAACTGGGATAATGTTAAAGTTGACGTTATGCGTAAAGTTAATCTTTACAAGTATGTGAAACATTCAGACCTTACGGATAAGCTCTTGGCTACCGGGGATGCTTATTTGATGGAGGGCACTTGGTGGCATGATAATTTTTGGGGAGTTTGTACGTGTGCGGCTTGTAAGCTGACTCCAGGGCAAAATAATCTTGGTAGGGTGTTAATGGAGATTCGTAAAAAAATAAAGGATAAGATAGATGCAACTGAAAAACGATAAAGAACTGCTTTTCTTAGGTATAGTAGGCTCACATGCCTATGGCCTAAATACAGAAGAGTCTGATAAGGATTACAAAGGTATCTGCTTTGGGTCTAGGTCTGACTATTTAGGGATAACTACGTTTGAACAGCTTGAGGGTGGGATACACCTAGCTGATTGTGGGTTTGGAGTTCAGGAGAAAGATGATGTGGCTGTATATGATTTTGTTAAGTATGTAAAACTGTTAAAAGACAACAACCCAAATATAATAGAGTTGTTAAACCTACCTGATTTCTGCAAGTTGTACGAAACTCCCGTGTATAAACTATTGGTTGAAAACCAAGATTTGTTTATATGCACGAACGTAAAATTCCGATATTCGGGTTACGCTTTTTCGCAAGCTAAGCGTATAGAGACACATCGTAAGTGGTTGTTGAATCCACCAAAGGCTAAACCAGAGCGTAAAGACTTTGATTTAGAGGATAAAACAAAGCAAAACTACCTCGATCTTCGTGCAGAGTGTTTGAAGATACTGCAAGAAGTATCTTTAGATGATTTAGATATATCTAAAGAGATAATGTCTGAAATACAGTTTCGTTTAGAAGAACGTATGGGGTGGGATATATTCTCTCGCAAACTTGAAGAAGACCGTTTGTCGGATGGGATACTTCTGTCTTCTGGCATACCTATAGAGACGGTTGAGTATTTTCGTAGAGAACGTCAATACCACGCCTCCCTAAACCACTACAATAGTTATCTAAGTTGGAAGAAGAAACGTAATCCAAAACGTGCTGAGTTAGAAGCTAAATGCGGGTATGATTCAAAACATGCTGCTCATTTAATCCGCCTTATGAAGACTGGCATAGAGATACTTACTGGCCAAGGTGTAATAGTTTATAGAAAAGACGATAAAGACGAGCTTCTAGATATACGGATGGGAAACTGGACATATGATAAAGTTATGGAATACTTTGCTAAGCTTCAGGAAGACATAAAACCAGCTTTTGAAAATTCCAAGCTGCAAAAAGTTCCACAACATGCTAAGATAGATAGTCTAGCTATAAGCGTGTTAGCAAAATACCTAAAGATGGGATAAACCACCAGTGATACATCTAAACCCAGAGTCTTTGACTGCAAATTTATTTACAGAGAAAACCGGCGAGAAAACAGACCCTGTATATAAATTAGCTGCTAATGTATTCGTCTCAGCAATAATAGATTTAGCAACCGTTCTAAATGAGCAACCGGTTATTTATAGCAAGTGGAGATTGGAGACACTAGATTTTTTTCTACATAAAGAAAGCCTACCTTTCCGTTTCTGGTGTTCTGTAGTTAACGTCAATTCAGATACAGCAAGGCGTATGATTCTTCAGTTTTTAGAAGTAACCGAGGAGTCTCTATTAGAATGCCGATCTGAGGTTGTTACTAAGTGCCGCCGTAAGTTTAAGAATATTGATGTTGTTGGAGGAGTGTAAAGCATGCCAATAAATACAAAAGATAGTTACAAGTTTTCTGATATCGAGGTTAACCTTATATCACTAATTGCAAAAGCTGATCGTGAGACGCTAGAACATTGGGAATATAAGTTAAAAGAAGCTCAAGAAAACGTTGAATATTGGAAACGACATGCTGAAAACTCTGCGTCATTATCAATCAGAGCCTCTATGCAAGTAAACCGAAAATGATTAAAGACTATTTAAACATAGTTGTTATAGGTATGACATTACCATTTATTTTTATTCAGTTGCTCTATTTTGAGATGCACGGTAGCATATCCAACAAACTAAAAACTTTTAGATAGTTTCTAAATCACATAATAAGGAGCCATTCCTTGTTATGTTCATCCAGATTACAAATGTTGTAAAACAGCGTCTCATAAGGCACATAAAAAGCCGTCTTATAGACCACCCAGATTTCCATGACGTTTTTGTCTCAAATAAAATGCCTTCCACAAAGGACCTTCCGGCCAAGGCAATTATTATTTCAGGGGCTTCTGGTACACAAAAGCGTTTAGACTTATCCGATCATATTGCTACAGCAACCTCCCGTGCTGTTCTTGCTCGTACAGTCGAGGGTCCTTCCACATCTATTGAGTGGGTTACAGATAATTTACTAACCGACTTAGATGATGTAGCTGATTCAGGATATTACTACACAAAAATTCTATCCGTTCCTACCTATAATACACCGGGAACATATGAAATTATACAGGTGTTTCGTCGCCAAGAAACTTTTGAACCCACGTTAACAACAGCGCCATTAGCAGCAATACCGTTAGATAATAAGCTATACGTATACACCCGTTACGAAGGCGACTTCCGCAGAACTTTAGTTTCCCCGGCTCATTATGTATACGATTCCAACCTTAACGAGATTGTTTTATCGTCCCCAATGGATAGAGAAACCTTGGTTGTCGAATATTACGAGGCTGGCCAAACAATTACAAACATACCTTTTTCTAAGAATTCTGTTGACCCCGTATCGCTTCCAGGCATTGTTATAGCCTTTGGTGAGCGTATAGTCTTAAACGATCAGCAGGTTGTATATGTAAGCAGTCCAGACAAGCCAGCTTGCTATGACGTTAGTGGTGGTCAATACGATCTATCTTTCGATGTTACATGTTTTGCTCAAGACCCCGGTATGCAAGAGCGTTTAGTTGACTATGTGTCTCTATGGTTATGGGAGGATAGGGTAGAATTGGAGAGAGACCACCTTATCTTAAACGAGCCAATGTCTTTAGGGGGCGAGGCAACAGATTTAGAAGTCTCTATATCCAACGTACCGTATTTCCAAGCCTCTTTAACAGTCCCAGTTAAGACAAACTGGGAAATACATATCCCAAGAGTAGGACAGTGGAGAGACATTGGGATATACGATTTATCTGAGGATGATGGCACATTACCTGACGATAGCCCAGTCATTATCAATATCAAGTCAAAATTCATACCGGTTTTAGATATAACCAAGGAGACACAGTTTTACCCTGATATGCGTATCCGATTGGTACGACCAGGGTTTTTGGCTATCTAATTATCAATGTCTATAAAAGTCATAGAGGAGATTCTCATAAACAACAATAGTTTATGTATAGATCACATATTAGTAAGAGTTTGATTTTAACTAGGAGTTAATAAGATGCCTGGACCATTTACTTCATACGCACCTCCTGGAGTTTATACACAAACATTGGTAGAAACTCAGATTGCATCTTTGCCTGCAAACCTCCGCGTTACAGCGTTGATAGGTACAGGCCAAGAAGAGTTGACTGTCGAAGATTTTGAATTATTTAGAGGTTCGTCACCTTTTGGCGACATGTTTGTTCCAGATGAAGATGTCTCTAATCAGATCGTAAATGGTAATGAAACAACTTTCCAAGTAACACATTATCCAATGGTTACTGGTGATGGTACTAACACAACAACCGACAGCCCAGCAGACGTAAAAGTATTAGTTAATAATGAAGAAGTTACGGCTAACGTTGTTGATGGTGCAACAGGCCAAGTTACACTAATTATAGCTCCAGGAATTGGCGCTACTGTAAAAGTGTCTTACTATTTCCATCGCACAGATACTCAAATAACTGATGAAGATATTTCTTCACAAGCTGATGGATCTACAGTAACATTTAAAGTAGCCAACGTTCCTATTACTGACGGCTCCGGTTCTGGTCTACCTACAACTGACACATCCACAGTTACGCTTAAAATAAATGATGTTGATACAACTGTTGATGTTGTTGACGGACAAAATGGATTAGTAACAATTAATATTCCAGTTGTCGAAGTCGATGACGCAATAACAACAGGTTCTGTAAATACTGGCGCAGCAACAACAGGCGCAGGTACGGTTACAGCTAATAACGACCCAATAGTAACATCTTCCGGCGTTATCACAAATGCTGCTGGCGATGTTAGTGTCTCTATTACAGTTGGTGCCTCTACTCAAGTTAGAGACGCTGTTGCTGTAACAGGCGAGACAGGTGTTGTTGAAATTCCATTTTTCGTAAATCAAGTATTGAACGAAGACGTTTCTGCACAGTTTACTGGTGTAGAACTTGGTTTCACAACAGCGAACCCAAATATTGTCAACACAACAAACGGTCAACTAACAACAGTTGTTAGTGACGTGTCTGTTGATATCGCACCTGCTTTTGGTACCGGCCCTAGCAACCCAGCAGCGGTGACTATTACACCTAGCACTGGATTAGTATTACTAAATCCTCCAACAATATCAGATAATTTTCCAATCCCCGGCGTTAGCGTTGATGGAACATCAGCATCTTTAGGTGCAGGTTTTATAGTATCTCGCTTTGAAATCGTAAATTCTAGCGGGTTGGTTACAACAAACGTTGTAGATGCGACAGTAATTGTTACACCTGGTCCACAAGTTGTTAACGAAATAGAAGCAGTTGCTTATAATCCTGTTCTAACTTCATTGACTGGTAGCTCTGGAGCAATCGATCTAGATGTTCCTTCTATTCGTATAGAAGTAACCGAGCCAATTACTGATTTGGGTATTACTGTTGATGGTTTGATTGCAAATCTAAACGGAACAACCGCAACATATAACAAACCAGTTGCCGTAAGCTCTACAGGTGCTGTTGCATCTGCTGACGCTGACATATCTTTGAATGTTACACCAGGTACCACAAACGGTGTGTTGGCTGGTACTCCTGCCCCGGCCACCGGCACTGTTACAGGCGTAGATTTTGATCTAGCTTCTTTAAGTTTAGTGATCAACGACAACCGCACATTCACAGCAACTGGCGGAGAAACAAGCTTCGATATTAGCTCCGGTTTCCCAAACTATGATATTGTTAATGCTACTGGTTTATCTGCCGTTGACGCAGATATTACAGTAACACATACAAGAGGCGTGACCGTTACTGCACTAACAGCAACAACACACTTTACATTAGTTTTTTCAACAGGTGTTGTTACGCTAACAGGAGCTTTCTTAACTCTTATATCCAACATCCAAGCTGGCGACGTTGTTTCAATAACATACAAACGTTTGCCTAACACAAATCTTGGAGATACATTTGAAGTTGTTTATGACCGTCTTCCTAACACAGCGTACAGCGATACTGTAGAAGTAGATTATCTACGTCTTCCAAACACTGGTTATGGTGATGTTGTTGAAGTTACGTATAATTACGGGACAGTCGCAACAATAGGTGTCGATGACGTTGTACTAACATACAATCACAGAGATCTACCGGACTCTAACGATGGTGACGTTGTAGAAGTTTCCTACTTCTTTAACACATTCCGTAATACATTTGATTACCTACCAAAATCTGGCGTAACAAGTATTACTCGCGTTGGCGATGCTCAAGGTCGTGCAAACTACTTTGAACCTACCGACTATACAGTTATTGACGATAGAATTCACTGGGGATCTGTTGCTGACGTTCAAGATGGAATCGTATCAACAGGTTCAGAGCCTCTATCTGGAAAATTCTCTGCTACAACACTAGTAGACGATAAAATATATCTAGAACAAGCTATTGGAACAGTAAACGGAACAAACAAAGAGTTTACAGTTAATAACTCTCCTGTAGACGGTTCTGGACAATCAATTGAGACAGAGGATACTGCTCTAATTAGAGTGTACGTTGGTACAAACGCTACAACCGCATTTTCAGGCGGTGCCGTTGATGTTGCCAAGATAGTTGGCGCTCAAAAGAAAATTACTTTAAAAGATGCTCCGGCAATAGGTGAGCTAGTATTTGTTACCTATTATGCAAGCAGATTGACAGACGATTTGTATACATTTACTGTTACAAATACTGCAACAGACTCTTACACAATATCTTCACAATTGTTAGGATCATTATCAACAGCGCAAGCTTTTGTTCCAGCAGGTTCTACATTCACAACATATTTGAGACCTGTTTTAACAACACCTGGCGCTTCTACAACTGGCGATATTTATGCTAAGTTCATAAGCTCTACAGAAATTGAGTTTTATGATAATGACCCAAATACAACCGGTGTATTAATTGGTACATCAAGGCAAGGACAAACATTCATTACTCCTGCAGGAACAAACGGACCTGAAGGCGTGTGGATATCCATCGGTAACTCTTCTGAGTTTTCTGCTGGCGGTTTCTTGAGCTTCCAATTTAACCTAAACCAAACTCTAAGAATTCGTGTTCAACAAGGTGGAACGTTTACAGCAACATTCAATCAAACAAAATTTGATAGATATCAAGTTCCTGGATTAGTATATGTCGTAACAGATACTAACGATGTTGATAACGGAGACACAGCCACAGTACAAACATATAATAAATCTGGATCAGAACCATTAATTAGCGCACCATACTATGTTACATTCAAATATGCGAAGACAGATTATAACGCTCGTCTATACACAAATATTGACGACGTTGTTAGAAATTTTGGTCCAATATCAACACAAAATAGATTGTCATTAGCCGCTTCGTTAATTTTCCAAAACGGTGCGCCTGGTGTAATCGTTAAGCAGGTCGTAAAAGCAACAGGATCGGATGAAGCCGCAGCAGCATCTTACGTAGCTGCATTGTCAGATTTAGAATTCCCTGTTGGTGGTATTAACCCAGGAATAATTGTTCCGTTGACAGCCGATACGAGTGTACAGACAGCTACGCAAAAACATTGCGAAGTTCAGTCTAGCATTCGTTATCACCAAGAGCGTATCTGTATTCTTGGTACAAGCATTGGTACAACAAAAGAACAAGTTAAGGCTATGGCAGAAGGATTTTTCTCTAACCGCGTTTGGTTAGTATATCCCGACATCGCTATAATCAGCTTGGTAGATTCGTTGGGTCGTGAAATTGAGCAAGTTGTTGATGGACCAATTATCGCTGCAGCACTTGCTGGTGTAAACACGAGCACAGCATATGACGTTGCAACACCAATGACAAATAAAAATGTTGCTGGTTTTGTAAGACTTGGAAGACGTTTCACAAACGTTCAGATGGATAATATGGCAGGATCGGGAGTTCTACTCTTGGCAGAGAGATTCCCAAATGTCTATGTCCGTGATGGTCTAACAACCGACATGACTGATATTTTCTCACAACAAACTCAGATTGTTACAATTGCTGACTACGTTCAACAAACTGCTAGAACATCTTTAAATGCTTTCATAGGTTTGAAGTTTACTGCTGGTCGTGAAAACGAGGTTGCAGATAAGTTAAACAGCGCGTTGAACATACTAAAAGGCTTGGGACTAATTTTTGGATTTACATATCCAAAAGTTAATCGTGGTAGCTCACCAGATACTTTGTTTGTTGAAGTTAAATATCAACCAATCTTTGGCTTGAGCTACATTGTTGTAACATTCAAGCTTACTGCTTAAGATCATTTGGAGGACTAAATGGCTACAATTGACACAGGATCATACGTATACAGAAAAGGTGTTACGCCAGTAACAAGGACGGCTTTGTCTACACGGGCAAAGATTCTTTCCTATGGAGCAGATTCAGCCTCTGGAGAACTATTTCAGATAGGTGTGATATCAGAATTCTCACCTTCCCACTCTCGAACAGTCGAGGCTCGTCGTGGTATTGGTTTTGGTGACAAGATTGCCGAATTAATTCCTGGAAATGAGGAGCCTATTTCAATAGCTGTAACAAGAACAATGCTTTATATGGGCAACTTGATGCAGGTTTTTGGATATAAGGCTGGTACAAGCGGAATTGTTAGATCATTAGCTCACCACAGATTTCCGTTCGACATTAGACACGAGTTGATTATTCCCAATTTAATTATCGGGGAATCTGCAGTTTCCGGTGCAGCATCGCTATCTGCAACTGGCGCAGCCAACACAGTTACTAATAGTGGTCTAGATGAGTCTTCTCCAAAAGTTATTGCAACGGTTTATGAAGGTTGCTGGTTCCAAGACTATAACCTAACATATAGCGTAGATGATATTATTCTTACTGAGTCTGGGACATTGATGGCATCGGATGTTTATGATCCATCGGATAGCGCTCTATTTGATAACGTTGACGTTATAAGCGGGAACTCTTCCGCAGCGTCTACAGGAGCATTTAGCCGTAGGTTCACAGCCACCGTCTAATAATGCTACCTTTTGATAGAGACATCTTAGCTGCTATTGCTAAAGACGTTTTAGCTGCAGGCACGGGGAAGGTTCCTTCTCCGATCCCAATGAACGAAAAAGATGTTATTGCGTGGTCTGGTGTCGTTTCTATTGATGTGAAAAAAGAGCAGGGAAACGTTTCTGTCTATGTTTCAAGACAAAAGCTATCCCCTGGATTAAAAGATGATCACACAGAGCGCGGCGCTATATATAATGAGCTTGACCAAGCCATAGAGACCATTAAACAAAAAATATTGTTAGGTGAACTAACCCCTAACGACCCTCTATTTTATAGGACAGGCGCTGGATATTGGGTAGAAGCTAATTTACTACCAACAGGCTACTTACTACTAAAAATCAGTAAAGCTGAGGATTACCAACAGTCTGAAATGCCTGTACAAGAAACAGCACCAGAACCAACCACAGAAGACCAGTACAATGATCCAAACCTACGTGAAATAGCCTACAATAGGTTAAAAAGCGAGGGTTTCTCAGATAATGAGATAGACGAACCTGATCTGCGTCACGTTATTGACCTTATTCTACAAGAAAAGTAAATATATTTAATACCAAAGTATGGATAAGCATCTACAAACATTTTTTGATGTAATAGATACAGAAGAAAAGGCATATTGGCTAGGATTTATTGCTGCCGATGGGTATGTAATGCCGAATAAAAGTGTTATTGGTATAACATTGTCTATAAAAGACAACAACCACTTAAATAAATTAGCAAAAATATTTAATATGGTGTGTAAAGAAAGAGCAACTGTTCATAATGTTACTAAAAAAGAACAAATAAGCTCTTATATGTATTTATGTAGCAAACACATGGTCTCATCCTTGGATAGTAAAGGTATACAGAGAAATAAAACAGACAATTTGGATGATAGTGTTTTTTCCAGTATTCCAGAACACCTTCTACACCATTTTATCAGAGGTTATTTTGATGGAGACGGTCACATAACAAATAAAAAAGAAATTCGTTTTGTATTGGCTGGAACAGAAAAAATGTTGACAAAAATAAGAGATATATTAGCGATAAATTGTGGAATAAATGAGAATAGTTACGTAAAGAAGGTAAAAGGTTGTTATATTCTTAGATATGCAGGGTCATATCAACTTATAAAAATTAGAGACTACCTATATAAAGACGCAACAATTTTTTTAGATAGAAAACAAGTAGAGTTTTTCAGTATATCTCCTCCCGAATTTAGTTCTAAATTTAGGGGTGTTAGTTTTGATAAGAGAAGAAAAAAGTGGCGCTGTAGATTTCAATATAAATACAGAGAGGTTTATATAGGGCATTTTGATAGTGAGAATGCTGCTGCGGAGGCATTTGATACTGCGGCAAAAAAATTAGGTTACCCACGATATAAACTAAACTTTTGTTCCGGTTGACAAAAATTAAAGCCTAGTTTATAATATTACTACCAACTAAAGTAGGTAATATGAGATCTTTGTTAATTTTGTCCGGTATACCAGCTAGCGGAAAATCTTCTTTTGTAAAAGAACACGGGCTGGAGTGCTACACTCTCTCCCCAGATACCATTCGTTTAATGTTAAGCTCTCCGGTTCAAGGCCCGGACGGTAGATTGGGTATAAACCAAGCCGTAAGCAAACAAGCGTTTGAATTGATGTTTAAATTACTTGAGGAGCGTATGGCTAAGGGCGCGTTTTCTGTTATTGATGCCACCCACACCAAAGCAAAAGACTATAAGCAATATAAGACTCTTTGCGAAAAATATAAGTACAGAGCCTATGTAGTGGATTTTTCTGACGTTTCGTTGGAAGAAGCCAAGCGCAGAAACAGCCTTCGTGAAGAATTAAAGATTGTTCCTGAAGATGTTCTCGATAGAATGTACTCAGCTATCAAAGAACTGAAATTTCCAGGCTGGTGTAAGATTTTGAAACCAAAGGACAACCTTTTAGATGCTATTGGGTATAAGGTTCAAGATTTTAACCAATATAAGAAAATACACGTTCTAGGTGACATACATGGTTGTATTGAACCGTTAAAAGAATATTTCAAAGATGGTGTGAAGCCGGACGAGTTGTATATTTTTGTGGGAGATTTCATCGACAGGGGTCTTAATAACGCCGAAGTCTTGGAATTCATGTTCACAATCATGGAGTTACCTAACGTTATTATGCTGGAAGGTAACCACGAAATCCATTTATGGCGATGGGCAACAGGCGAAACTTCCTTTAGCAATGAGTTTAACGATATTACTAGACCGGAATTAGAGACTAAGAACGTTGATAAATCTAAAATCCGTCAGTTGTATAGGAGGCTACAGCAATGTTGTCTCTATCACTATGATGATAAACTTGTTTTAGTTACACATGGTGGACTAGCTAGTATCCCTAGTGATCCTAGAGAGCTTGTTTTCATACCTACGTCCCAGTTGATAAAGGGTGTTGGTACCTATGACAACATCCCATACGAGACTTTTGATAGAGTCTCTAAGGGATTAACGGATTCGTCTACGTCATATCGAGTACAGTACCAAATACATGGTCATAGAAACACAAAAGACTACCCTGTAAAGGCATCTGAAAGGGGCTACAATTTAGAACAAAAAGTAGAGTTTGGGGGATATTTTTCTGCTGTCACGTTAGATAAAGATGGGTTTGAAGAGATACTTGTCAAGAATACCGTCTATAAATCTTCTGAAGGTAAAGACCATAGCTCTGAGTTTGTTAATGATTCTTTGTTGATTGAATTGCGTAATAACCAAAACGTTAAGGAAAAGAGACTATCTGGGGATATATCTTCGTTCAATTTTACCAGGAAAACTTTTACTAAAGCTTTGTGGGATGCCCAGACTATCAAGGCTCGTGGGCTGTTTATTAATACAAAGACAACTGAAGTGGTCGCAAGAAGCTGGGTAAAATCTTTTAACATCTCCGAGCTAGAGAATACATCTATAGACGACTTAAAGGATAAATTCCAGTATCCTGTAACTGCGTCTGTCAAGTACAATGGTTTCCTTGGTTTGGTTGGATATGACAGCGCGTCTGATGAGATTATCATAACGTCTAAGTCAACAACTGACGGTGATTTTGTTGGATTCTTTAAGAATATTTTTTATAGGGTATTTGATGTTGAAAGTATCAAGTATATTAAACAGTATGTAAAGACACATAACGTAACTCTTGTATTTGAGGTTATCGATCCCGTTAATGATCCACACATCATTAAATACGACAAGTCTGACTTGGTTCTACTTGATGCAGTAAAGCGTACTATCGTATATGAAAAAGAACCCTACGATATGTTAAAAGAGCTATCGGAGCGTATAGGTAGCTCTGAAAGGACTGGTACCAAATATCGTGAAATACAGGCTTATATACACACTCCTGAGCAGTTGTTAGCTTGGTATCAAGAAGTTATGGACCCTACATATAAATATATGGGTGAGCCTATAGAAGGTTTTATGCTAGAAGACTCTTCTGGATATATGGTTAAAGTAAAACTTCCATACTATACTATGTGGAAAGCAGCTAGAGGTTTGGTATTGCGTAAACGTAATGGTAAACCAGCAGTTGGTCACCATGCATTTGAATATCCAGAAATGGAAGATTTTTATGCTTGGTTGAAGGCAATGCCAAACCACTACTTAGACAAAGACATTATAGATTTGAGAGAGTGTTACTATGAACATAAAGAAATCGAAAGAAGACAAAAAGAGTCTCTATATTGATAACTTGGCTGAGATTTTACAGCAATTTATAGATAGTACAGAGAACTTTAAAGAATACGCTAAAAATACAGGTAATCTTGAGCATCTTCGATTTTCAGAGGCTTGTACTGTACGCTTAGGGTTACATAGGCGGGCAGGAGTCAGTACAGCAGCCGTAAAAGTAGCTATAAATCTCGCTAAACACGATAAGAAGATTTTATTTGTTTGTAGTAACCAAATGTCGGCGGATAACCATAAGAAAATATTTAGAGAACTTTGTCTTGAAAAGTTGTTTAAAACGTTGTCCAGAAATATAAATTTTATTTCGTACAGAGCGAAAACGTCTAGAGGTAGACAACTAGATTATGTTTTTATGATGGAGTACCCGTGTTGGGATGACTTAGAATCTAAGCGTTTGACGGAGCAAGCCTTGTATCCAACGTTATCTAGAGGACCAGACAGACTTCCAGGAACATTAATTTTATTATGACCAAGGCGAGGTTTACATCTAGCTCGTATAAAACAGCTATTTGCTGTTATGGTGTCAATTGTTATCATATTGATGACAGTACAGAAAACGAGCCTTGTTGGGGCGCGGTTGGTGTTGTTGATGAAGTGTCCTACGGTGAGGATGACTATGGGTGGGTCCATGGGTGTGAGGGTCACGCAGAATGTTGGGGTGGTGGTGATTACATAAAAGAACAACCAGAGTTGCAACGCGCCAATAAGCTATTAGAGTAAAGGATATGATATGACAACAGACACACAATTATATTACATACAAGATTCACGCCAATATGTTGGTAACTCGGTGTTATGGTGGCGTAAAGGCGGCTCTGGGTATACTACAGATATAACCGACGCCGAGGTGTTTGATTCTAAAGGCGCTGAGAGACTTGTTCGTATGGAGAAAAATAGGTACAAAGCCTGGAGAAAAGACCACGTAGATACTAGAATACGCCAGCATGTTGATGCTCAGTATCTTGATAGGTCATACCGTTGTTTTGAGGATTAGATTATGAGCACAAAAGTGTACCATGCCTGGAGAATAGAGCCAGCACAACTAAAAAAATTTGATTTAGATTTTGAGAACCACGTATATAAACAAGCGAGTATACTGTTTGACGAGTTGGTTACTTTTGTAGATGATGAAAAAGTCTACGCGGAGTTGCTGCCAAAGAAGAAACATAGGGTCAGTGCTTGGGGAAATGCAAAAAATGCGTTATTGGCAACAAAAATAGAGATGACACAGCGTTTGTGTTTTGAGGCATCGCACTCCTCATACAAAGAGGCTTTCGATTTAGATTGTGGTTATAATATTTTTCTAGATGGTAAACATTTTTTAATTATGCCATGGGGACGAGAAAAATTATACTCTAAATTTTCTAAAGGATACCAACAATGGTGTTATTGGAACAATACTGACCAAGATGAGTCTGTATCTCCAAAAGAGTGGAATGATAGGCGAAAAAGTTGGGGTAGGATTGATGACGATAAAAGATTTTCACGTACAATCATAGAGATGAGGGATTACACATCGAGAGCAAACTTTCTGGAGAAGTATGCTAAAAAACAAAACTTAGTTATTGATAAAAAATTATTTCACCCCGCTGGTTATGCACTAGCTTGGATTGATACTGAGTTGGAGACAAAACTTAGAGGTATTAGTAAATGAGCCGGATAAAAAAAATATCAGCCAGTGTTGCTGTTAAAAAATTATTTGGTAATGTTGGCACACTACTGGCCTATATTAGAGAATTGCCCGACAGAGAGGGTAAGTGGTTACGAATATATTCTAGAACTATTGTAGATGTATATAGGCTAGAACCAGTTCTAGGGGAACCTCTCTGCATTTGGGGTCCCGACATTGGTATAGACTACTCTGGTGTTGGAGAAACTCAAGAAATATGGGACACTGATGAGTGGCAAGGTCATATAAGGGTTGAATGCCTTAGTGACGGGCCATGGATTTTTTTAGGTGAGGAGGGCTGGCATGGTTTCGACTAGGATAAAGGATGACCAAGAGAAATTATTAGTAAAATATGGTAAAACGAAGTTTGCTGATGGGTCCGAGCGCAATTTACCAAAACCAAAACGTGGTTACGATATATGGATAGAGGATGGTACTTGGTATACAGCACGGAAAATAAGTACAAAAAATTTTGGTGGTCACTCTTATGACAACGGTGGTTTCAAGCGTGGGGAGCGGTTCTGTACATGTGGGTGTTTTATGGGCGGCTGGAGTTCTGACGGTCCTGTCAACCCTTTCGGAGCATGTCCTCTAAATCCTATAGAGACACCAAAAAAGAAAAGAAACAAAAAATGAGGGACGACCTTGGGGATCGAATAAAACGAAATTATGAAGATCGTACCAGGTATATGTTGCCTAGACGTTCTTATACTGTACTGAGACTTGATGGAAAGGGTTTTCATGGTTACACAAAAAGTTTCGACAAGCCTTTTGATAAAGAATTAATGTATTGTATGCAAGAGACGGCTAAGTATCTTTGTCAAGAGATTCAAGGCGCTAGAATAGCTTATACACAGTCTGATGAAATAAGTATTATATTAACTGATTTTGGTGATGAGACCACACAGGCTTGGTTCGATGGTAATTTACAGAAGATGGTGTCTATCTCAGCAGCCATGGCGACAGCGAAATTTAACGAGCTTGTTTATATCCATGCTTATGCTAAAAAGCCTGATAAATTAGCTATATTTGATTCCAGAGTATTTACCATTCCTGATCGCACAGAAGTTATCAACGCGATAATTTGGCGGCAGCAAGATGCCTCTAGAAACTCTATCTCTATGCTGGCCCAAGCTCTTTACTCTCACAAAGAGCTACACAAAAAGAACTCGTCACAAATGCAAGAACTGTGTTTTCAAAAAGGCTGTAATTGGAACGACCTATCTGTCCACGAGAAAAGAGGGGCCACAGTTATTAAGATTTATGAGCAGATTCCAGAGGAGTTTATCAAGCGTCACGAATCTCAGCCTATAGAGCCTGTATTGCGTTCTAAATGGATTGTAGACGAGCCTCCTATTTTCACACAAGATAGAGACTACCTACAAAAGCATATTCCTCAGTACGAATAATTTTAAAACGCTGTTTTTAGTGTCTATACTATACATGTATGGACATCGAATTTGTCGATCTTGGTGAGACGTTGTTTCAGAGTCCTTTTACTGAGCATTTAAATACTATTCTTTTCAAAATTGTTCACAGCGAGGAGAATATAGATGACGCAGTAAGTCATAACACATTGATACTAGGTGAAGAAGATGATGCTCTAATGTTCTCTTCTACAAGAAAAGTTGATAAGACTTTTGTAGTAGATTTTCTAGATGTCCTAGATGATTACGGTTTCCCTTGGAGAGATTTATACGATATTGCTAATGCTTTTGAGAATGGAATTACTATGTATTATATAGGATCAAAAGATAATGACCCAGATCTTGCTAAAATCTCTATTGAAGCAGGTACAGACCAAGAGGTAAATAGTCTTGTGTCCCAAGTTTTAAAAGACCACGCAAAAACTAAAGAACCCGTGTCACCACAAGCTCCAATTCAAATTTGACTATACTATAGAGACAATGTAGGAGTCTCTATATGACAGAGAATGTAGATATTGTTAACAAACCTCCACACTACACACAGTTGGACGGAATCGATTGTATGGATGTTATTGAGGATTTAGGTCTTGATAAACATTTTCATTTAGCATGTGCATTTAAGTATATTTGGAGATTTAATTCTAAGGGAGACCTAAAGAATAATTTAAAAAAATCCGTTTGGTACATTAATCGCTACATAAATTTCATTGGTACAAACGGAATCAAGTTTACAGAAACCAGTGGAGTGCGCGAACAGATTAATAACCCAGACCACTACAATAAAAGTAAATATGAGTGTATAGATCTTATTGAGAAGCTTGGTTTGTATAAAGACCACCATGTTGCCAACGCTTTTAAATACATATATCGGTGGGACGCTAAGGACAACCCGGTTGAAAATTTAAAAAAAGCTGTCTGGTATTTAAATAGAAAAATAGAACTTCTGGAAAAAGAAAATGATTAAAAGACATATGGGAACATATCCGCCACCTCCTCCACCACGACCAAAGTCAACCACAGACGACGGCACTCTAAAGATTCCAAATTTTATGGAAGATGTTTTAAAGGAGTATAACACTGTATTTTTGGCTGCAGAGTACTCTGTGCCAAGTTGTCATGGTGACTGTTTAAAAATATTTATACCGATAACAGAAATATTCTCTGTGTCAGTTGGCCAACCTATATTATCTATCCCAACATTTATCTCTGATAAACTTGCTATCGTAGTCGGAGTTCATGGCGCTGTATACAGTTCTCATTTAGTATTAGAAAACACTCTAGAGAATAGAGAAACCTTGGAGACTATAGCACTAAGTATTGCAAAATATGTGGTATATGCCAAGCAAAAGAAGGGTTAAAAGATGAGTTTACGGTATGATATTGTAAGTGGCGTTATAGACTATTGGGGACGTGTGTTTATCGGCGTAGAACGTGGGGCTACTATGTTAAGCGATGCTCAAAAAGTTTTCATACCTTTATGCAATATTGACCGCGTTACTTATACGACACTAGATGATATGCCTAGAAGCGCTGGAGGTCTACAAATCAGAGCTTATTTGACTGGCGGAAGATTCTATATAGACTCTTTTAAAACATTTAAGGTAGACGAGTTGGTTGGAGATATTACATCTGTAGAGGATGTTGCTCTTGAAGTTGCTGCCTATGTTCAAGAAGCAAAGCGTATTAAATATGAACCAGGCTGGGGTTGTCAATGCTCAAAATAGATTGTGATATCTGCGACCACGAGTTAAATGAGCCTGGTGCCTTATTATTTAGCCCGCCACTACTGGAGAATCTTATTAAGGAGCCTGTAGTAGCTAAAGTCCACTTATGTATCGATTGCTTTAAGAAGACTTTGAAATTTTTACAAGCATTAGAAACCGAAACCAAAGGCCCAGTATCCTGAAGAATTTTTAGGATTCTCTATATTAAAAAATCCACAACCTTTTACAGTAGCAATAGAGAAATCAAAGTTTAAACATCCTGGTACGAAAAAACTAAAATTAGTATCAGTAGATGTTCCTGGGATGGATATTGTTCCATCCAAATCTTGTTCTTCGTCAAAATTAATGGTATAGGTGTATTTATGTGTAGACAATTCAATGTCTAATAATCCACCAATACCTGTAGACGCATATAGATCAAAAGGAAACTTCCAAGCTTTTCCATCATATAGAGACCAGTAGTATTCATAATCTATAGTAGCTTGCCACAATTGAGTTTTCTCTATTTTCTCTATTGTATATTCTTGTGGAAGTTCTATAGAGAGTATTCCGCTAAGTAAATCAGCATTCAGATCTCCGCCAACCATATCAACGGCCCCAGATCTTTTATTAGACCCACCAACGCTTAGTTTAATAATAGAGTGTTGTTTCGGGTATTTAAACTGGGTTTCTAAGGCATTTAATCTCCAACCACGGTAATAGTGTCTTGCCCAAGATGCTGTAAAGCGTGTAGGCATTTCTACAGGTGTTTCTTTAGATTCTTCGGTAGGTTTCGTTACACTCTCTTCAGCGAGTCCCTGGTTTGGAGTAAAAATTGCTAAGGCTATTAGTGAGCCAAAAAGAAGAAAGCAACGTAGAACCATACACACCAACCTAGAGAGAAAATAGTCTCTCTATTTATATTTCCTAGACGTAACGTATTAAAATATGATAAACTAACAGGCAGGACAAGTGTCTCAATTGTTTTTGTGTGTTGTTAAAATGTACTATACTGTAGTAAACAAAGAGATTAAAATATGATAGAAGAAATTTGGAAATCCGAGCCTAAACCCTGGCTAACTGTTTTTAAGAATGAGAACTATTATTATTCCCAGCGATTGGGTAAAGATTCTGTTGGGATAGTTCCGGTTCGTCGTACTGAAGATGGTAGGTTTGAGATTTTACTACACCAAGAGTTTAATCCTGCCCACAATAAGGTTTTAGAGGGTGCTTTTGGTGGTTCTATGGATAAAGATAAGTCTCCATTAGAAATAGCTCTCTTAGAGCTTAGACAAGAGTCTGGTTATGTTATCGATGAGACTAAGTTGTACAACATGGGGAGAATGTTTTCGTCCACACAATCTAATGAGATCATACATTTGTATATTGCCAATGTCACTGGTGCTAAGAATGTGGGAAGAAATCTAGAGGACGGTGAAGACCCATGGGACCTTCAGAAAAACAACTGGACAGAGTGGGAGAATAGAATCCTATCTGATATAGAAGATCCTCGCTTTGTTACAGCCATTACCAGATTTGTTTTCCAAAACCCGTCAGGATTTTCAACTCTATGATACCTATGTTAGAAGAAAAGTTTAAAGAGAATCAGAAAGAGGAAAGAGCGGTTCGGTTTGTAGTTTTTTGGATAGCACTTTTCTCTATTGTTCCATTGGCGGTTTGGCATGCTTTTGTAATAACTAAATTGTGGGGTTGGCTTGTTGCCCCAGTTTTTGGGCTACCCTTTTTAACTAAACTACAAGCTTACGGGTTGTCTTTATTCCATACTTACATGACACACAAACCCGACCCGTTTTCATACCATAGTCCAATGGCTCCCCTAATAAAGATCGTTTATGCTATAATATCTGGATGTGTAGTTCTCGGCATAGGCTACATTGTAACAATTCTTTAAAAGAGAGGTAAACTATATGCAACGTAATAGAACAAAAACTCCATTTTCCAGGCGTACCACAGTAGAGTCGGCAAAGCGTGTGTTAAACCGTCTTGCACTACAGGGTAAAGGTACTGACTGCCCGTGCTGTGGCCAGTTTTATAACGGTTACTCGTATAACCTACATAAGAATTTAGCAGAAGCTTTAATTAAACTAGTT